TTCGCGGCGGGCCGTCATTCAGGCGCCCCGGGCCGGGTCAGCGGAAACGCACCGGAGGCGGTTCCGTTGCCTTCGGTGACGCGCCGAATAAGCTCGGCCTCGTGAACCTTGGTCTGCACCCAGTTCGTGAGCACCGCCCGCAGGATCACCATGCGGTTCGTGCCCTTGCTGATCGCCACCGCGTCCAGCACGTCGACCAGCTCGCGCGGGACTTCGCCGCGCAGCTCGACCAACTCCCCCATGTCTGTTTTCCCCTTCCGCACTGCACGGCCCCCGCCGTTGTCTGCCGATCAGTGGTCGGCCTGCGCCGGCCACGTTTCCGGCAGCGGAAAGAGATCAGGCCGCGCCGCCGCCAGCTGGTACTGGCGCAGCAGCGGCACGGTGTCGCCCCACTGCGTGACCGCGCTGCCCGTGATGCCGAGCAGCGCCGCCACCGCGTTGCGGGAACCGATCTTGCTGATCACTTCCGCCGTCTTCATGCCGAAAGGTTAGCATGGTTGCCGATTCAGAGGCAAGCATACTGCCGACGCGCGCGCTCACCATCGTCAAGGTGAAAACGCTCGGTCAGCGGGTCAGGGAATTGCGTACTGCGCGTCGCATGACGCAGCAGGAGGTGGCCGACCGCGTCGGCGTCACCAAGAGCGCCATCACGCAGCTCGAGCGCGGGCAGATCAAAGGGCCGCGCCCCGAGCACCTGCTCGCCATTGCCGAAGCCCTGCAGGTCAGCCTGCCCGAGCTCGTGCACGGGCGCAGGCCGGCGCCGCCGCAGGTATCGGAGCCCATTCCCGAGGCCAGCTACTACGAGGCGCCCGAGCCTGCGCACCGCGCCCGGCCGCGCGTGCCCGTGCCGCCCGGCTACACCGGCGAGCCGGTGGCGTTGTCGCTCACTGAGCAGGCGCTCATTGACCACCTGCGCTCACTCGGGCGCAGCCCGGCCGAGCGCGACGCCGCCGCGCGCCGCGCCCTGGTGCTGCTCACCGCCCTGCTCACCCCCGCCGTCAGCGACGAGCGCCTGGTCGGCTGGTCAGCCAAGCGCAAGCAGCGCTAGCTACTTGCCGCCGAACACCGCCAGGAACACGGCGGTGAGAAACACGCCGAATACCCCTAGGATCAGCAGCGCCGGTACCGCCGCCAGCACCGTCTTGACCATCAGCCACACCAGCGTGGAAAAGTGAATATCCACATCCGTCACCACCACCCGCACCGGCTTGGCCGGGCCTGAGTTTTCCGCCATCTGAACCCCCCACGGTTGCCTGCGGCAGCGTAGACCCGCCCGCCGCGGGCTGATTTGCTGCGCAGCGAACAACGCCCTCGCATACCGTAATCACGCTATTTTGGTTAGCATGGTTGACATGCCGCGAAGTTTCGGGTTAGAGTTCTTACCGTCATCAACGGAGGGTCACATGCTTCTGTCCCGGGGTCACCGCAGCTACCGCGTCGCCATCCTGCGCCAGCCGCCCAGCGGCGAGGTGCGCGAGCTGGAGATCGAGCACGTCTTCGTGCGCGCCAACAACGCCAACCACGCCATGCTGGCCGCGCGCTTCGTCACCGGCGCGGCCGTGGCCATGGAAGCGCAGCGGGTGGCGTCATGACCCGCGAGGAACAGTTCAAGGCCGACCTCGCCTACACCCGCCTCGTCGCTGCCGAGCTGCGCGTCAAATTCTTCCTGGCGCGCATGCGCTGGGCGCTGGGGCTGGCATGAACACGCGCAGCGGAACCGAATGCAGGCATACGGCGAAGGGCGTCGTTTTTGTTCAGTGCGTAAGGCTGCACGACTTTTTCCCTGCCGCCGACACCAGCGCCAATCCATGGGTTTGGGTTGCTTGGCAGTGGGCTGACGAGGCGCGCACTCAGCGTGATTGGCTTGTGTGCGGCGTTTCTACGCGACGCGAACTTGAAATGGCTCTTGTTGACGCACTCGAGACCGCATGAAACCCGCCGCCCTCCTGCTTGCCCTCGCCTGCGCCGCCGCGCACGCCGAATTCTTCGACGGCAATGAACTGCTCGAGCGCTGCACCGCCGGCGACACCGGGCGCCAGCTCACCTGCCAGGGCTACGTCGCCGGCGTGTTCGACGCCGGCTACAACGCCGTGCACTGCGCGCCGCACGACGTGCGCCTCGGGCAGATCGTCGACATGGCCGTCGCCGACCTGCGCCGCCACCCCGAAACCCGCCACAAGAGCGCCGACGTGCTGCTGCTCGCGCTGCTGCAGCGCACGTGGCCGTGCGCGGCGCGCTCGACGCCGGGCGTGAGGACGCTATGACCAAGCCCAACGAATTCGACGCCCTCGAAGCCCTCATCCGCGCCGCCGGCGAGAGCACCGCCGGGCAGGTGCCGTCGCCCGACACCACCCCGCGCTGGTTCCGGTGGCTGTCGCTGCTCGTCGTCGTGGCGGTGCTGGTCTTGGTCGTCGCCATGGCCGTCACCGTCACCAGCGTGTTCTAGATGCGCCTGGGGACGTGGCTCTGGATCGTCGCGTGCGTGCTGATCGCGCTCGCCGCCGCGCGCGTGTGGGGCGACTACGTGCGGTTTACGACGCAGTTGCAGTGCCCGCATCCGGCGATGGAAGGGTTGAAGTGAGGTAGGCGAGGCGGGGCATGGCTGGGCCAGGCGAGGCGTGGCGTGGCAGGCGAGGCATGGCGCGGCTGGGCGCGGCTGGGCCCGGCGTGGCGAGGCCAGGCGCGGCGAGGCAGGCGTGGCGCGGCGCGGCTAGGCTCGGCAGGGCACGGCTGGGCTCGGCAGGGCAGGCAAGGCGCGGCGCGGCAGGGCGAGGCGCGGCAAGGCATGGCTGGGCGAGGCAGGCACGGCAAGTTTTTTCTCAACCACTGCGCGTAACGCGCGAAGGAGTCAGGCAATGGCAACGAAGCAAAGCAACGTCGTCGAACTGAAGCAGCTGCGCATCGAGCAGCGCGTGCTTTCCCTGTGGGGCGAGTCGCCGCTGATCATGCACGCCTGGTCGCAGAAGGCCAAGCAGCAGATGCTGGACAAGCAGATGAAGCTGGCGACCACCGGCAAGGAGGCGAAAGACCCGCAGGCCGATTTCGAGCAGTCGATCTACCTCGCGGCCGACGGCCTGCCCGGCTTTCCGGCGGTGGCCTTCAAGGCGGCCGCCGTGGACGCGGCGATCGCAATGGATTTCAAGAAGACCAACCTGCGCCAGTCGTTCCACATCAACGCCGACATGATCGCAGTGCTGGGCGACCCGCCGACGGCGCGCGAGGACATGGTGCGCGTCGGCATGGGCTCGGCGGACATCCGCTACCGCGCGCAGTTCACGCGCTGGGGCGTGCAGCTGCCGATCACGCTCAACGTCGGCCTGCTGAGCTGGGAGCAGATCGTCAACCTGTTCAACGCCGCCGGCTTTGGCATCGGCATCGGCGAGTGGCGCCCGCAGCGGGACGGCCAGTTCGGCCGCTTCCGCCTGGCGACTGCGGCGGAAGAGCGCGAACTGCAGGAGCTGGCCGCTGCCCGCCGCAAGATGACCCGCACCAAGGCGGCCTGACCATGGCGACCCGGACGAACTATGCGTTCAAGCCGTGGTCGCGCCTCACCGGCGACGCCCAGCGCGTCGGTGAGGCGATCGAAGACATCCGGCAGCAGCGCGGCACCATCAGCCCCGCCGCGGTGGTCGAGGCGGCCCGCGACCAGCAGTCGGTGCTGCACCCGTATTTCGAGTGGAACGACGGCACGGCCGCCAACAAGTACCGCGAACAACAGGCCGCGCACCTGCTGCGCAGCATCGTCACCGTGCGCACGACCGGCGTCGAGCTGTCTTCCCCGGCGCGCGCCTTCGTCTCCGTGCGCGCCGCCGCCGAGGAATCCGAGGACGAAAGCCCGGGCACGTACACCTCGCTGGCCGAGGCGATGCGGGTCGTCACCTACCGGCACCAGCTGATGCGCGACGCGCTGCGCGACCTTGACGCCTACCGGATCAAGTACCAGCTGCTCGCGGACATCGCCGGCTGGGCCGAAGCGCTGGAGATCGCGCGGCGCAACCTTGAAACCAACCTCGCCGCCGCGCAGGCGGCCGCAAAGGAAACCCTAGAAGAACGACCCCTTTCAGCAGCCACGCGCCAGGTCGGCGCAGCAACCCACGGAGACTCTGTCTATGAATGAACAGTCCGTCCTTGACTATCAGACAGCGCGCTACGCTGCGGCAGCCCTTCCCGGGGTCATTGAGGCAATGAAACAGCTTGGCGTCCACACGCCGGAGCAAATCGCAGTCAAAGCCTTTGAGATCGGCGCCGCATGCGCCAAACGTGCGAGAAAGCTCGAGGCTGGTCGGTGAAAGACACGCTCGAACTCCCCCGCGCCCTTTACCACTGGCTGCGCCTCGGCTACTACAGCGCCGCGCTCAGCCACGTCGGCCACGCGCACCCCGACGCCCTCGAACTCACCCACCGCGCCATCGAAAGCCAGCGCGTGGTCGATGCGTTTCTCGAGGCGAGGGCGGAATGAGCGGATACGAGGCCCGCCATCCATCGGCATGGATTAAAGCCATCGTCGGAGTTGAGACGCCGGAACGGTCGGCTCGAACGACCAGTTAGGCGCGGGGGTTGAGATGCGATTCACTGCACGAGCGAGACTGCAAACATGGGCGCACGCCTCTTTCATGGAGAGCGACGAGGTGACGTATGACATTGAGCGTACCGTTGTGGGTTCTGTGGTTGCTGGCGTTACCGCTGATCGTTGTGGGCAGTGTGGCGCTTGCGATAGGGCTTTGGTTTCTGTGGCAGTGGGCGACCGGGAGGCTGACGACATGGGAGTAAAAGATGTACTAGATCGCGCTCAGGAGTGGCTTGATGAGGCAGATAAGCGCGGGATCAACATGACTGATGAGCATGGCTATCTTGCGGTGATACGCGACTTGTCAACGGAGGTGCGCAGACTTGGCGCGCTTGTGCCGTCGAACGCAATCGCATGGCAAGAGCGCGTTGTCGAGGTGCAGAAGGCAATGCGCGCCTATCGTGTCCTGCGCGCCTCAGTAGAAGCAATGATGGCGCCGCTTGGCTACCACGGCGAGATCAGCGCGCGGGATGACAGGGTGCAGGCGGTAATGGATGCACTGGCGCAGATAAACGCAGAGGACAGGGCATGAGCCGCGCTATCGACGTAGTGCGCCTCAGTGGAGACGAATACGACAGGCTGATGGATGAGCGCGAAATCCTGCGGCAAGAAGCGGCCCGCGCATGGCGAGAAGTCGATGCCATCGCCAAGGAACGCGACGACCATCACCGCTGGAGAAAGGAACTTGCCGACCAACTTGGAAAAGTTGAGAGGCAGCGCGACGTTCTAGCGCGAACGGTCAATACGCAGGAGACCGAGCTGCAGGCGCTGCAAAAGGTGGCGCAAGCATACGAAACGCTGCGCGCAGAAGCCGAGGAATGGGAGTGCGACGGCCTTGGCCTGTTTGCGCAACACGGCTGGTGGGAAGCAGTAGACGAGGCAATGGACGCAGCGGCTGCGGTAGCGCCTAACGCTGACGAATGCACAAAGGAAGAGGCGGTGCACTGGCTGCGGCGCCTTTTCGATGATCTTGTGGACGCTCATGTGCGCTGCGCGGCGCGTGAGGAGGAGCTGCGGCTAATTAAGGCGCGCTATGACGAGTTGCTGTACGCGGTCGGCGACAAACACCCAGACGAGTCTCGTCATGAGACGCTGCTGCGCTACGCGAAGCGCGCCGCGTCGGTTATCGACTCACTCGAATCGGCAGCAAAGAATGCTGACCCTGCCTGAAACCGCCCGCGCCCTGCGCGTCAGCGTCAGCACCGTCCACCGCGAGATCGCGGCCGGGCGGCTGGCGGTCGTGCAGATCCGGGCGCGGCGGCTGGTCACGCCGGCCGAGCTCGCGCGCTATATTGCCGCAGCGGCGCGGGTCAGGGATGGGTCAGGAACGCGCCGGCAGGGTGACGTCGCTGGCGTGGCTCCAGCGGTGGTTGTAGTAGTCGCGCACGAAGTAGTTGAAAAACTGCACGCTGCAGGATTCGATGGCGCCGGTCTCGGCGTTCTGCGTCAGGCGGCAGATGCCGCCGCCGACGTGGGCCGGGATCTTCTTCTTGCGCATGAAGGGTGTCTGGTCCTGCGTGCAGCCGGTCTGGATGCTGTGCACGTTGCGGATCAGCGCGTAGACCAGCTTGTGGTAGTGGCCGATGAGGTTGACGGCGGGCTTGTCGCCGCCGTCGTAGCTCTCGGCGATCTTCTGCTGCGTGTAGCTCAGGGCGTAGGCGGTGCCGCCGCCGGGGTGCATCACGTGCAGCATGGTGCCGGCGCCGCTGGCGGCGTGCTGCAGGCGCACGTACGCCTCCATGTAGCCGAGGTCGACCCAGTCGCTGCGGCCGGCGTCGCGCATGGCGTTGGCGGTGTAGCGGCCGATGTCGACGCCCTCGCGCTGCGCGTACCAGCCCTCGTGGTCGTCGCCGGCCACGGCGTAGGTGACGATGCCGGGCCGCTGCGGGTACTCGCGCGCCAGGTAGGCGACCTGTTCGTGCAGGCCGTGCACCAGCAGGTCGTGCTTGTTGAAGCGGGCCTCGCCGTCGATCCAGTTGCCGGCGTTGAAGACGCGATCGACGCCGGCCTCGGCGAAGTGGTCGTACAGCGAATTGAGCACGTCCAGCCGCGCGTACTTGCTGCACAGGTGGTTGTCGCTGGTGAAGCCGAAGGCGTAGCTGCCGTCGGGCCGCGAGGTGTAGACCGGGATGCGGTCGGGCGCCTGCGGCGCGGGCGCGGCGATGATCTGGTACTTGCCCGAGAACTCGTGCACGTTGGCGCCGTCGGCGCGCAGCGTGTCGATGGCGTCTAGCACCTGGCCGCGCGTGGCGGCGAGTTTCTCGGCCAGCTGGTCGAGGCTGTGCGCGTCGCGCCGCAGGGCGCCGCGCAGGCGCGCGAGGTCGACGGCGGCGTCGATCTCGTCGAGCTCGTCGTCGGCCGGCGCGGGCGAGGCGTCCTCGGCCGGCTCGTCCCGCAGGGCGTCGATGCGGGCGCGCTGCTCGATGATCTTGTCGACGTGCACGGCGGGCGCGGCGAAGCCGCCGGTGCGCCGCTTCGGGTCGACGAAGCCGCGGACGATGGCCACGTCGAGCCGGCTGTCGAACGTGCTGCGCGGCAGCCCGAGCCGGCGCGCGCCCTCGCTGCGGCCGTACTTGAGGAACGCCTCGCCGACCAGGCGCGCGAGCTCGTCAGGCAGTGGGGGGGTGGGCATGGGCTTCGCCGTAGGCGTTGATGAGAAGTTCCTCGAGCACGATGATCACGGCGTGCTCGTATTCCAGCGTGGTGTCGCTTTCCTCGCCCTCCGCGCAGGCGGTGGCGATCAGCGGCGCCAGCAGGATGTGCAGCAGCTCGTGGCAGGCGGTCTTCTCCAGCGAGACCGGCGTCACCGGCGTCGCGCCGAAGTCGCTGCCGAGCGCGTACTTGGCGAGCTTGTGCTCGTGCTCGATGCTCGTGACCTCGGCCATCGCTTTCGTGCGCTTGCCGGTACGTTCGATGCGCCAGTCGCGCAGGTTGAGCAGCACGCGCCACTTGGCGACGAACTCGTCGAACTGCACGACGTGCTCCGGCAGCACCGGGTTGGCCGGCGCCTTCTTCGTTGCCATACGTTCCCCCGGTTTGTATTGCAAAGTTAGGGCGGTTTAACCGCCGCGGCTAACTTTGCGTGGGCGTGGCGCCGAGGCCGCGGCTGCGGCTGGTGGTGAAACTCGACCCCAGCCAGAAGCCCACCACCGCGCCGAGGATGCCGGTGACGACCGAGCTGGCGATCGCCGCCTTGAGCTCGCCGGAGAACTCGCCGCCGGCCGTTGTCAGCACCACGTACACCGTGCCGTACAGCAGCGGCAGCAGGCTCATGCTGACCCAGAATGCCGGCATCAGCCAGAACGGCGTGCCGTCGCGGGCGGCCTCGAGGTTGAACTCGCGCGCGCCCTGCAGGCCGCCGCCGCCCGCTTCGGTCAGCTGGTAGAAGGCGGACTCCACCGCGCTGTTGGCGGCGGCGCGGGCCGCCGGGTCGCCGGTGACCTTGCCGATGGCCTCTTCGATGCTGCTGCTGGCCGTGGCCGTCTTGACGACGTCCACCACCTTCTGCGCGGTCTCGGCGTTCTCCTTGCTGCGCTCGCCCTTGCCGAAGACGCGGATCAGCGCGGGGATGTTCTCGATCAGGGTGGGCAGCGCGGCGAGCGCCAGGGCGGGCAGGGCCATGAGGTTCCTCGGCTTCGGTGGGGCAGGCTCGGCGGGTGAGCCTGCGGGGGCCGGCGCGGCCGGCTCGACGATGGTGACGACCTGCTCGGCCGGCGCCGGCGTGCCGCCGCGGCTGGCCTGCCCGAACACGAGGTCGAGCCCGGCGCGCCAGTCGGCCTCGGTGATCTTGGCGGCCTCGGCCGGGCCGTTCTCGTGGCGCGCGATCTGCCGCGCCAGGTACTCGTAGGTCAGGCGCTCGTCGGAGAGCTCCTGGTCGGGCGCGAGGCCCGCCGGCGCGCACACCGCGCGGATGTACGCGCCGGTGTCGTTCTCGCTCGGCGGCGCCCAGCGGCCGATGATGCCGCGCACCGTGCGCAGGCCGTGCTTGCGCATATAAGTCTGCAGCGTGATCACCAGCGCGCGGATGCCGTACGGCATCGACGTGAAGGTGGCGAAGGCGCTGTCGGTCTGCTGCGGGGCGAGCCCCTGCCACGGCTGGCCGTGGCGCAGGTTGCCCGGGTTGTTGTTGCGGATGCCGCGCGCCGCCGTCATTTGACGAACCAGCCCTTGATGAGCCCGAGCACCACGCCCACCCCCGAGAACACCAGCGCGATGCCGCCGATCACGCCCTTGTAGTGCACGATCTCGCGGCGCATGGCCTGCATCAGTTCCATCATCTCCTTGCGCTCCAGCTTGGCCTCGCGCGTGATGTCGAGCAGGTCCGCGCGCAGCGCCTCGACGTGCGTTTCGAGCCGCGCCATGCGCTCGGCCGACTCGAGGTCGGCGGCGCGGCGGTCGGGGCCGATGTACTGCATGGGGGGCTCCTGGTTCATCACATGAATCGAAGACGGCGCGATACGCTCAGGACGCTGGCCACGGCGTGTAGCCGCTCGGCGTGTACAGGTAGTTGGCGTAAAGCCTGAACGTCCACTGGTCGCGCGGCGTTGTGTTGCTGCCGGACGAGCCGGCGGGGATCAACGTCGGGGTGCCAGTGAAGGCGAGCCCGCCCGTGTTGGTGGTGGCATCCCCGGTGTCGCAAGTGCCGTTGAGATACCACCACGCCTTTTTGTTTGTGAAGTCGACCGCGCAGCCGACTACGTCGCCGGCGGCCGCCAGCGTCGAAGTGCGGGCCGCGCCCGCGGTAGTGAAGCTGTTGCGCCGGACAGTCAGCGGCCCGGCCGCGCGCGCCGCCTGGTATGCCACGGTCTCATTGGACGCAGCGTTGCCCAGGTAGGTGGAGGCCATGCTGTCGGCGGAGTCGGTCAGGCCCAACAGAACACCATCAGCGCCGGCCGCGTCGACGGTCCACTCGACGTAGAGTTTTCCGCTCGACCGGCCGTACGACGCGCCCGCGCGCGCGGAGTACCAGGCGATCCCGCCGCTGTTTAGTCTCCCCGCCGTCCGGTCGCTGTTGCTGTAGGCATAAATCCCGGACGTCGACCAGGCGGTATCCCATGCCAGCTCGGTGATGGTCCCCGCCGGCCGCAAGAACGGGTTGATCAGGAAACTCATGGGCCGTCACGTTCCGATGAGGGTGATCTTCAGCCCGCGCGCGGAGCCGTCGCCGATCTGGTCGACGTCGACGGAAATCTCGGCGTCGTCGGCCAGCGAACTATCGGAAATGACCGGCGGCGTTGCCGCCGTGACGCTGCTCTTTTCGGTGTTGTCCACGGTCAGCTTGGTGCTGAGGACCGAGGCGCCGCCTTCGTTGATGTCGACTGTGAAGATCGAGCCGGACGCCTGCGCGACCGACAGCGAGGCGCGGACCTCCGTCAGCGTCATGGCATAGGGCATCCGAAACCGGATGAGGTTGGTGGCGGCGGCGATCGCGCCCGTCTCGTCAGTGCACGCCACGACGAGCACCTTGTTGGCGGCCTGCGCCGGCAGCGGCACCAGGCCGATGCGGTGGTCCTCGTAACTGGTGATGGACGACGCGCCCGTCACTACCAGGTACAGGCGGATAAAGCCCACCTGGTTGTTCCAGTTCGTGGTGGCCGTGCTGGAGGTCACTGCGCCGCTGGTGGCGTTGGCGACCACGTAGTTGGTCGTGCTGGCGGTCAACGCCACCGTGCCGTTGGCGATCGCGCTCGAGCGGTAGCGGCCGCCGATGAAGCCCCAGGTGAGGCCCGTGGTCGTCGCCGGGTTGTTGGCGTAGAGCATCGAGGGCGACGCGGAGTTGAACAACGCATTGGCAGCCGCTTCCTTGGCGGCCTGCAGGGTTGTCAGCAGCAGCGTGGCGAGCGTTGAGGTTGAATCGGCCATGGGTACCCCTTACCAGGTGACGGCGCGCTGCCGGGACCAGTGGCGCGCGCCTTTGAATGTCGGAATGCCGATGACGTCGACCGAGCCGATGCCCGGGTACAGCCTGGACGTTTCGGCCACCTGAACCCATATCACCGTCGCGCCGGCGACTGTTGCGGCGATCGTGGCGGCGCCCAAAGTGAACGGCGGGTCACCGCTCACGATGTAGCTGTTCTGCACGCCGGTCGATGGATTCGTCAATCGAACCGCGAATTCCTTGTGGGCGGTGTCCAGGCCTACCTCGCGCCCGCTGAGCCAGCCACCTCCGACGAACGTCCGGCGCGAGAAGTTGACGACCAGGCCCGCGCTCGCGTCTTTGTATGCGGTCACGTGCACCGGGTGCGGCGGCACGATCGAGGCCCATGTCTGTTCGAGCGTTGCAAACGATCCGCCGGTCAAGGCGCCGCCGGCCGTGATGGCGCGCGTGGTGCCGCCGACCGGGGCCGAGTCACTGTCGGGCGTGAACCTTTGGAGCGCCGCCGCGGACAGCACCACGAAACGGTCGTCAACGCGATGGCCATCAACAAAGCCAATGTAGTTCGTGGTGAAGGTGCCATCGCCGTTCACGACGAAGCTTGCCGGCGCTGTCGCCGGCGCCAGGGCGGCATACCACTCGGTGCCGAGCAGCCCGCGCAGCAGGCACGAGATGCGGTAGAGGTTGCCGCTGATCAGCTGCACATCTCGAAACGCCACGATCTCGTTGCCGATCAGCGCCACGTTCTTCAGCTGCAGGAACTCGGCATGCGTGCAGCTCGACAGCGAGCCCGAGGCGACCGCCACCGTGACGCTATTGACAAGGTCCGGGCTGTAGCCGTTGAAGGTCTCGCGCCCTTCCACCGTCTGGCCCCACTGGCCCAGCGCTTCGCGCGTCGAGCCGATCACGGCCGGCGTCAAGACGGAGAGCTCTGGCGCAAACTCGCTGCCACCATCCGGCCGCCGATAGATGACCGCGCCCGGCCACGGCGTGCTGAGCCCGCATGCCGCACCGTAGTAGCCGGTCTTGCCGAAGTCGAGCTCGCGCAGCGGCGGCAGGTCGGCGGCCAGGTAAGCGCTCTTGCCGGCGATCCGCACCACCTGCTGCGGAGGCGGCACCGTTTGCGCGGCGTTCAGCGGGCTGAAAGCGGCCGCGTCGACGTCCAGTCCTTCCCACTGCACCAGGTTGCTGCGCTCGCGCTTCTGTGTGATGCGGACGCGATACGTCGCCGTCGAGCCGGCCACGTCAACCACGTCGCACGGCTCGAGCTTGGCCCACTTGATCGTGGTTGCCCACTCGCGCCGGTTGCGCGCGGTCCACAGCTCGTAGACCATGCGCGCGGCGATACTGGCGGCCTCGGCGTCCGTCAGCGCCAGCGGCAGGCGGATGCTTTGCACATCGAGCGACGCGCTCACCTGGCGCCGGAACGATTGCGTGCCGAGGTTGTAGTCGGCGTCGGCCGCCAGGTAGGTGATGTCGATGGCGATCGGCAGCTCGCTTTCCTGCGCGCGCTCCGTGCGCACCAGCACGCCGTCGCCCTGGTCGTCACCGGCCCCGAGGTCGCCCGAAGGCACGGAGGCGGCCGGCGTGGCGGCGCGCAGGACGAACTTGAGCTTGAGGTCGCTCTCGACCGCGTCGAAGCCGTAGCTCGTCATCAGCGGCTCGATCGCGGCCCGCGCACTCATGCGCGGCGTGCGCAGGTAGCCGCGAACGGGCACCGACGCCAGCGCAGTCACATCAATGTCGCCAGCCGTCAGGCCGGCCTCCAGGCAGATGTCGCTGACGACCTCGTCGAGCGTGACGTCAAGCGCCACACCGGGCGAGCGCGTGAAGCCGTAGATGTTGCCGGCCGCCTCGACCCAGCAGCAGCTGTGGTCGGCGTAGATCGAGCAGGGGTCGAAGTCCTGCGCCGGCGGCGAGGCGTCTACCGTGAAAATCCGGCGCATGACCGTGCCGTCGAGCACGTAGCAGCGCGTCTCCTGCTGTGACGCCGTGGTGGTCTGCCAGAAGTGCTTGAGGTCTGCTTCGAGCATTCCGACGTACCAGATCGGCACACCGGCCGACAGCGACGTCTGCGCACCGCCGGAGCGGTAGAACGTCGTGCTGACATCGGGCACCGAGAGGGTGCCGCGGCGCACCTCGACAAAGGCGTCGAGGACGATGTCGTGACGATAGAGCACCCAGTACGACGGATACGTCGTCGTCGACACGGGCGCCAGCAGCGACAGCACGTGCGCGTTGTCGACGCACGGCACGAGCGCGACGATGAAATTGTCGCCGTCGCTCAGCGTGCCTTGGTACTGTTTGAACGATCCGCCGTTGCTGAGCGAGCGGTCGATCAGGGCGGTAGCAATCGAGGCCGGCGTGTTTCCCGACGGCATTTGCTTCACGTAGATCGGCCCGTTGGATTCCTCACCGTCCTGCGGCCAGATCAGCAGCGTGGCGGTGGTCTCGTGACCCGTGGGCGCGTTGATCGGCCACGCGCCAAGCGTGCGCAGGCTGCCGGCCCGGCTGTCCGTGCCGTCCAACGCCGACACATAGCCCTGCCCCGTCAGTGACTGCGCGCCGAGTTCGCCGTCGGCGCCGAGGATGCGCACGCTCTTCGCCGCGCGTGTGTTGACCTCGTACGGCAGATTCCAGTCGCGGCCGAACAACTGCCGCGGGCCGAGCTCGGTGCCGCCGCCGATGACCTCCACCGTGATATTGGGGACGCGGTTGCCGAACTCGGCGAGCTGGAAGTTCTCGAACGTGATGTAGCAAAGATCTCGAAATGCGGGCGTAGCGCCCACGCCGAGCGCGGCCTCGATGGTCGGGTCCGGCAGCTGGGTCGTCGTGCCGGTATAGACCCGCATCGCCGAGCCGACGCGCGAAAAGCTGTTGTAAATGGCGGTGATGTCGCCGCCGGCGCCGGTGTCATAGATCAGCTTCTGGTCGGCCCAGATGCGGCGCACGCCCAGCACCGGACCGGCGCACAGGCCGACGGCGAAGTCGAGCGCGTAGGTGTAGCTGGTGATTTCCGGGCCGCCGCCCTTGCCCTGCCGCTCGGTGCGGGCGGTCTCGCGGATCTCGCTGGCCCAGATGATGTTGCCGCCCATGCGGATGGCGCCGTAGACCTTCGGGATCGGGCCGCCGTAGGCACTGCCGGTGACCTGCAGGCCCTCGAGCTTCGGCCCTTCGAACTGCTCCGGCCACAGTGCGCTGCCGATGGCCGAACCGATCATGCCGCCCACCATGGCGCCGATCGGCCCGAAGTACGAGCCCACCACCTGCCCGACGATCGTCAGGCCGACGCGTCCGTTGGCACCCATTACGCCGCCTCGGGCACGCGGTACGCGCCGACGATGCGGCGACGCCAGGCGTCATCCAGGCGGTGCTCGACCACCTTGCGCGCCACGACGTAGGCGTGGATCAGCGCGAGCTCGCCCGGCGCGCCGGGGTAGTCGGTGATCAGACCGACGTGATCGGGCACGCCGTCGGTGGCCATCAGCACGATGACCCCGGGCGCCAGCGCGTCCAGCGACACCGGCTCGAGGTGCGCGTCCAGCCGCGCGCGCAGCGTCACGCCGTCCGGCCGGCGGCCGTAGTTGGCGGCCTCGTCGACGTCGATCAGGCCGGCGTCGCGGCCGACCAGCGCGACAAAGCCGACACAATCGACGCCGTGCCCTTTGACCCGGCCCTGGTGCCGCCACGGCGTGCCGAGCCAGGCGCGGGCCTCGGCGATCATCTGCTGCGCGCGCGCGTTCATCGGGGGTCGGCGACCAGCATCTTGTCGATGCCGGGGATCGTGTCGAAGCCGCGGAAGTTCACGCGGTTGGAAAACTTGGTTTGGCAGGTGCTGCCGCGCTTGTCGCAGCCCGGCACGATGTCGAAGGTGTCGCCGACGGCCACGGCGCCCACCATGGGCAGCTGCAGCTCGACCACGCCACCGGAAAAGCTGCGCACTTCCATGTCGCGGCCGGCGTTTTCGCCGCTGGTGAAACTCACCTTGCCGTACTGGAAGTACTGCGCCGCCTGCGTCAGGCTGCTGGCCGTGAAGGTCTGCCGCGACGTCACCGCGGTCACCGTTGCCGTCACCGTCAGCGGCCCGAGGTCGACGCCGCAGCGCGCGTCGCCCAGCGTGGCATCGCAAGGCGCGGTGTACACCCGGCCGACGTTGTTCTGCAGGTACTGCATCAGCCCGCGCAGCTCGGCGACGAAGCGGCCGCCCTGAAGGCGAAAAACGCCGGTCTCGCCGCGGCGCTGGATCAGCGCGCCCTGGGTGAGGTCGGCGTAGTTGACGCGCATGACATCCACGCGCGCGCGGTCCCACCGGCCGGCGGCGACGTCGACCTCGAGGATGCTGTCGGCGTCGAAGAACGCCTCGACCTCGAGCCCGTCGACGTTGAGTTGCCCGCTGGTCTGCACCTCGCTGGCGGTGTAGCCGGTGTCGGACAGGTAGCGCAGCCCGCCGAAGACGATGTCGCGGTTGTGGTCGGTGAAGCCGAACACCGCGCCGTCGCGGCGCGTGATCTTCCACAGCGTGGCGAGCGTGGTGACCGGCGACGCCAGGTGCGCGTCGAGCCCTGCGGTGATGGTTTTCATTCGCCGCGCAGCTCCACCAGCGGGATGCTCGGCAGCTGCAGCAGCAGCTCCGCCGCGGTGCGGTCGACGATCACGGCGTCGAACTGGTCGATGTCGAAGCGGACCGGCACGTCGAACTCACACGAGAAGTCGAGCGCCTCGGTGGGCTGCGGGTAGTAGTAGCCATTGCCCGAGCCGGCCGTGAGGCCGGTGGTGCTGGTGGCCACCGTGACCACCGCGCCGGAGACGCTGACGATCTCGTGGCTCAGGTTGTTCAACACCGAGGCCGCCGTGCCCGAGACGTTGGTGACATAGACACGACCGCCCACCACGAAGTTGGGCGAGAACGCCGTGCCGAAGGTGAAGACGTGCTGCGCGCCGACCGTGTGGGACGAAATGCTGCGCACGGTGTCCGGCTGAATCGTCACCACGCCGGTCGTGTTGTCAATCGAGTACTGGCCGGCGAGGCCGCCCGCCGTCACCGGCGTGCCGCCCCGCCGCAGCGTCAGCGTCCCCGCCACCGGCTTGCGAATATCCCGCAGGAAACTCCCCGCGCCGCTGGTGTAGAGCTTCCGCAGCTGGTAGCTCGGCACCCCATACCCGGCCCCGGCGGTGCCGACCTGCAGCGTGCCGTGCAGCGGCTGCGGGTCGCCCTCGGCGAGGCTGACGGTGTAGTCGGCCCAATCCTTCCAGCGGAAGCCGTCGGCGCGGCCGCCGACGACCATGAAGGCGTCGCGGATCGCCTGGAACTGGCTGAGCGGGCGCGTAACGAGGCCCACCTCGTAGCGATGCCGCGCCTGCGACCAGTTGCGGTTGCGCGACTCCTGCCCCGAGCGCACGGCCACGATGTCCGTCGAGAACGACGGCCCGCCCTGCGCGCCGAAGGCCACGCGGTCGAGCGGTCGGGATTCGAGGAACGGCATTTATCGGCGCTTTCCGTAGGCGATCACTTCGAGGTCGTGCACGCGGCGCTCGAGCCATTCGATGCGCACGCGCTGCTTGGCCACGCGGCTCTTGGCGACGTTGGCCTCGTACAGGTACTGCCGCAGCTGCGCGTCGCGCAGCAGCTCAGAGGGGCTTGGCGGCGGGGGTTTCGGCGGCAAGGGCATCGAGCTGCGCCTTGTAGGTTGGCCACGCGAACGTGGCCATGTACATCGCGTCGCGCATGATGTCGGCCATGGCCGCGTCGGTCGTGGCCGTGCCCAGCGGCACGCGCCGCGCCTCCAGGCACAGGCGGAACAGTTCCGCGAAGGCTTCCTGCTCGCGCGTGGCCAGCTCGCCGGCGGCGTCCCGGTTGAGCGCCAGCAGCGCCTCGGCGGCGGCCGCCTGCTTCTGCTGCAGGGCGAGCTGCGCGGCGCGGTACGCCTCGGCCTTGGCCGACTCGGCGGCGCGGTACTCGGCCAGCGCGATGGAGTCCTCGCGCTGCAGCGTGGTCTGCAGCTTCTGCACGGCCAGGCTGTCGGCCGCGGCGTTGATCTGTTCCTGCGTGACGGGCATGTTGGCAAGTCCCCAGTAAAGCGCCGCCGCCAGGCCGGCTTCCTCGTCCGTGGCCGGGCGCTCGTTGATCGGAAAGCCGTCCGGGCCGGGCCGGCCGACCCACGCGCCGGCCGCGTCGAACACGACGCCGGTCTGCGGGCCGAACGGAACGATGAGCGCGTTGTGCGTCATGCGCTGAACAGGTCCACCGTGCACCGCGCGGCCATGCGCGTTGCGTAGGCGGTCCGCTTGTGGTGCTCGGCGTCATAGGTCAGGTGGCAGCGCTGGCACATCGCCTTCAGGTTGGCCGGCTCGCAGTTCTCCGGCGTGTGGTCCAGGTGCGCCACCGTCAGCACCACGCGCGAGCCTGTCACCGGGTGCGGCTCGCCGTTCGGCGCGCGGCAGTCCGGGTAAGCCTGCGAGCCTTCGCACCGTTGGCCGGCGCGCTCGCGGATCGCGTCCGCAATGCGTTTCCAGTCCTTGGGGTATCTGGCTCGGTTCTCGGGTCGTATCGGCATGCTCATGCTCCTTCGTGCCACCGGCCGCACAACTGTGCGCTCAACCGGACCGCTTGCAGCGGTCCTGCCGCTCGCTGTCCGCCACCACGCGGCCGGTTAGCTCCGCGTTAGCGGTCACGGACGCGCACGATGGTGGCCACCGGCACGCGCAGCCGCACGCCGCAGAAGCGGGCGCGCAGCCGCGCGAGCCAGTCGCGCAGGCAGCGCAGCCAGCACATCAGCCGACGGTGACGTTGAAGTCCACCGGCACGGCGAGCTGCACCGTGGCCGCGGCCACCGTGATGGCCTTGGGCGGCGCGGCGAACAGCGGCAGGCCGGCGGCGTCGAGCAGCGCGGCGGTGACGGTGTAGTTGCCGGCCTCGACGTCGTCGAAGGCGAAGTCCGTGGCGCTGCCCTCGAGGAAGGCGCTGGCGCCCTGCGCGTCGATCAGCGAGACGCGGTAGACGCCGCCGACCGTGCCGGCCGGGAAGGTGCGGTTTTCGGTGACGAGGTTGACGGTGACCTTGGCCATGGTGATCCCCTGTGTCAGTTGTATCGCCGGTTGGCGATGGTGAGCTGCCGCGCGACGGCGGCGGCGATCTGGTTGGCGGTGCGCGCGTCGGCGTTGCCCTGCACGTTCACCGTGATGTTGTTGCCGGCGGCGTTGGGAACGACCTGCGCCGGGCCGCGCACGATCTCCGGGCCGGCCTCGCCGGCGATGCCCCACTGCCCGGCGCCGAGCATGCCGCCGTTGGCGAAGGTGCCCGCGAAGCTGCTGCCGATGAGCGACGAGAAGAAGCTGCCGAACTGCGAGCCGAGGTCGCCCCCGGCGCCGCCGCCGAACGAGCCGCGGATCGCCTTGGTCAGCGGCTCCAGGATCAGCATCTGCGTGGTGAGCTTCAGGATGTCCTGCCCGAGCGCCTTGATGAAGTCGCTGGCCTTGCCGCCGGAGGTGATCCACTCGCCGAGCGACGAGGCGATGGTCAGGCCGAACTTCTCGGCCGCGCTTTCGCTCTTGTCGGTCTCGTCCTTGATGCCGGCGATCGCCTTGACGGCGACCTCGGCCTGCTCCTGCGTCACCTTGCCGAGCCGGATCATCAGTTCGAGCTGCTCGGCGAGCCGCCGCTTGCGTTCCTCGTCGGCCTGGCCGGTGAGCTGGTAGATCTCCTCCTCGGCGGCCTTGCGTTCCTTCAGGTACTCGGTGGTGGCGCGGTCGAACTCGGCGAGTTCCTTCGCCTGGTCGATCTGCTCGGCCAGCGCCAGCACCAGCTGCCGCTGCTGCTCGGTCTGGATCGTGAGCTTGCCGCTGCGCAGGTCGTACAGGACGCGCTCGGTGGCGGTCAGGTTCTGCGTGCCGAGCAGCGCGCTTTCGAGCTGCGCCACGTAGCGCGCGTACTCGGTGTTGACGGCCTCGCCCTTTTCCTTCACCGCGCGGGTGGCGGTGGCGTTGGCGCGGGCGGTGTCGAGCACGGCCTGCGCGCTGCGCTGCGCGGCGCGGCCCTCGTTGCTGTAGGCGCCCTCGCCGAGCTTGAGGGCTTCCTGCAACTGCTTTTGCCGGGCGGCGGTGACTTCGACCTGGCGGTTGAACTCCTTGAGCGCGGCGAGCGGGCTGCCGCTGACGGGGTTGAACAGCGCGTTGGCGATCAGCTCGAAGTTGAGTTTGCGGAACTGCTCGATCAGGTCGTTGACCGTCGGCAGCACCGCACCAGCCAGCGTGTTCTTGAACCGCTCCCAGTTGGCCGCGCTGCGGTCCAGTTCCGCCTGCAGGCGCTGCGCCTCGCTCACTGTCTCGCTGGTGAGGCCGCTGAAGCGCTTGAGCCCCTCGCTGCCGCCGTTGAGCAGCGGCACCAGCTTGGCGCCGGCCTTGCCGAAGATCTCCACCGCCAGCGCGGCCTTGGCCGGGCCGTCCTGCAGGCCGCTGAACTTGTCGGCCAGGTCGGCCAGCACGTCGTTGGTCGGCCGCACGTTGCCGGCGGCATCGCGCACCTCGACGCCGAGCGCGCGGAACAGCGCCTGCGCTTCCTTGGCGCCGCCGGCGGCCTCGCTGATCTTGACGTTGAGCCGCGTGACCGCGCCGTCGAACTGCTCGGCGCCGACGCCGGCTTCCTGCGCGGCGATGCGCAGGTTGGACAGTTCCACCGCCGTGAGGCCGAGCCCCTGCGCGGTGTCGGCCAGGTCGTCGATGGAGCCGACCAGCGACCGGAGCCCGGCCACCAGCGCGCCGGCGGCCAGCACGGCGCCGGCGCTCGCCAGCCCGGTGAAGGCGGCCTGCACGGTCTCCACCTGGCTGCGCACGCCGCGCAGCACCGCGCTGGCGCGGTCCTGGGCGGTGATGACGACCTTGGCTTCAGACACGGGCCTTGCTCCCCTTGTAGCTGCGCACCGCGTCGCGGATCGCCAGCAGGCGCTCGAGCATCAGCTCGGCGTCGGTGATGCCGTAGAACTCGAACCAGTAGAACACCTCGGGCAGCCGCACCTCGCCGCCGAGGCGGTGCCACAGCGCGAAGGCGACCTCGCCGTCGACGCCCACGTCCGGCCGCGGGTTGGCGGACATGTCGCGCGGCAGCACGCCGCGCTCGTGCATCTCCGCGTCGGCCAGCTGCGCCCGGACGTGGGCCGCTAGTTTTTTGCCTCGTCCCGGACGCGCGCGACGCGCTCGCTGGCGCGCTTCATCAGCTCGGCGAACGCACCGTCGAAAAGCTGCGGCAGCGCGTTGGCGGCCAGCGGCACCAGCTCCGGCGCGAACGGCGCCGGGCCGGTCTCGCCCGGCACCAGCGCATCCGCCGGCAGCCCGGCCCAGCCGACCACCGCCGCCTGCAGGATCGGCAGTTGCGCGGCGACCACGTCCTCGCCGCTGGCGGCGACGATGCGCCGCAGGTCGAACGCGCCCAGCGTGCGCAGCCGCAGCGTGACGCCGCCGTCGGCGTGCTCGAACTCCTGCGCCGCCTTGGCGCGGGCGATGAATGCCTGGATGTCCATGCTTCCCCCGGAGCGGCGTTACCTCAGATCCACACGCACGGATCGTTGGTGCCGCGGATGTTGAACTGACCCGACACGACGCCGTCCGGGCTGCCCTGGCCGGGGTTGATGCCCTTGACGTAGCCCAGGCCGCTGAACACCTTGCCGTTCGAGAGCGTGACGGTGAACGCGCGCGTGGTCCCGGCGGCCTGCGCCTTGGCGAGCTCGAGCTGGCCGGCGTCGGTGCCGACGCTGTCGACGTCGTAGTCGCAAGACATCGTCCAGCTGCCCTTCAGGCCGAGCCGGAACTCCTTGGCGATGCTGTTGAGGTTGGTGACGTCGACCTCGTTGGCCTCGTCGATGGCGACGTTGAAGTTCTTGACGTTGCCGATCGCCGCCATGGTCTGCGAGTTGGCCGAGCCGCCCGAGACGTAGGTGCCGTAGTTGGTGGAGTCCACGCCGCGCAGCGCGAACGTGTTGGCGGCGGAGGATGCCGTCACGAACACGCGGCCGTTGACCTGGTCCATGCCGACCACCGCGTCGATGACGACGATGCTGCCGTCGGCATAGCCGTGGCCGGTGGAAGTGACGACGGCGGGGTTCGCCTTGCTGATGGCGGTGATGGTGCGGGCGGTGCCGGTGCTGGTCGTGACGCGCACCGTCGCCTGTTGGGCAGAAATTGCGGAGCTGGGCATGATGCCTCCAGGTGTTAAAGGGCGGTGCCGGGCACGCCGGCGTCGGTTTCGTACGTGGCCGTCAGGCGCAGGGTGAGTGCGCCGGTCGGTCTCTGGCCGTCGCCATCGAGGTCGACCTCGATGCCGTCGAGCCGGAGCGGGTGCAGCAGCAGGCCGGCCAGGGTGGAGGCGGACTGCGTGGCGTAGAGCGCGGTTTCGACTTCCTCGGCGATGGTGTCGAGCGTGTTCTCGACGCCGCTGGCGGCCTGCGCCAGCGCCACCACCTCGATGCCGAGCTCGCGCCGCTGCGCGCTGCGCCAGGCGAGGTTGGCGGTCTCGGCCTGCTCGTCGCCGGTGGTGATCAGCAGGCACGGCAGCTCGCCCTCGGCCACCGGGTACACGCGCGAGGCGAACACGCGCGTGCCGGTGGTGGCAAGCCCCGTGACGGCGGCGGCCACCGCGGCGCGGATCTGCTGGCGGACGTGCATTACGCGATCTCCAGCCGCAGCACCGTGATGCCGGTGCCGTCGGGCTCGATGCCGACCACGCGGAAGTTCGCGGTGCCGATGCTGAGCGGGCTGAACATCGCCACGCCGGCGACGTCGGCCGTCTCCATCCACAGCGCCGGGCCGACGCTCTGCACCTGGCCGTTGGAAGCCTCGAGGTAGCCGGCGTCGAAGATGCCGGCGGTGACGCGGGCCGCGGTGCCGGTGCCGACGGTGACCGGCACGCCGAACTCGCTCTCGTTCATCATGCCGCCGAGGTCGGCGGTCAGGAAGGCGCCTGCCATGTCAGAACCTCACGCGGGCCTTGCCCGTCGCCGGTGAGATCTCGACGCGATCGCCGAAGACCTCGTCCACCGCCAGGCGCGCGCCGGGCAGCTCGTTGTAGTCGTCGAACACCATGACGCCGCCGGCCACCATGCGCGGCGCCAGCGTGACGCAGGCGTCGCGCACGCTGCGGTACTGGTCGCAGTCGACGTGCGCCAGCGCGATCGGGCCGGTGTAGCCGAGCGTCTGCGGGAAGGTGCCCACGCAGATGATGGCCAGCGGCAGCACCTTGCGCAGGTACGTCAGCGACGTGTCGCCGAAGTCGCCCACCGGGTGCACGTCGATGGCGTCGCGGAACGGCATGCCGGCGAACGTGTCGTACAGGTACAGCTGCCGGCCGGTGGCGCAGGCCACTTCGTACAGGTGCTGCGCGCTGCCGCCGCGGTAGACGCCCACCTCGACGAAGTTGCCGGCCGGCGCGGCCTCGGCCTCACGCCGCAGCTCGTGCAGGCACTCGGCGTTGATGACGCTCACCAGCCGGTCGTTCATGCGGCCGCCTTTTCCTGCTCGGCGCGCCACGCCAGGTACTGCGTGACCTGCCCGGCGACGTCGTCGACGCCGATGGCCGCCTGGCACCACGCCGCGCCGGTGGCCTTGTCGCGCTTGCAGTGCGTCCACGTGTGGTGCACGCGGTGGCACGGGTGGCAGTCGACGCCGGTGGGCGAGATCGCCAGCGTCTCGGTCCAGTCGCGCGTGAGGTTGTCGTGGCTGCTGTGCGACAGCAGCACGATCTTGAGCATGGGCTCGTAGGCGACGGCGTTGACGAGCGCGCTTTCCTCGCCGACGACAACCTCGGCCAGCTGCGCGAAGGCGATCGCCTCGCGGATCGGCCAGTCGCGGCCGACGATGCGGCTGCCCCTGGGCGCGACCAGTTTCTGCCCGCGCAGGTCGCCCAGCACGACGCAGTGCACGCCCTGCCCGGCCAGCCGCTCCATCAGCCGCTCGGTGTGCGGCCACCACTTGGGCAGCGTGCTGCCGGTGGGGTTGATGACGACGACCGGCCCGTCGAACTCGGCGCGGCGGCGCGCCGCCTGGGCGATCTCGGCGGCGGTGGGGTAGAACTTCTGCTGCACGGTCTCGCTGTCGAACGGCAGGCCGACCCACTCGGCCACGGCCTGCACGTAGTTGCGGGTGTGCAGCCGCTGCCGCTGCGCCAGCGGCAGGTAGAAATCCGGCTCCTGCGGCGACGGCAGCGTGTTGCGCTCGACCGCGCCGATGCAGTTCAGGAAGCGCTGGTGGCGCCGCTCGACGCACAGCCAGTAGGCGATCTGGAACGGCCCGCCGTCGAAGATGCCGTCGGGCTGCACCTCGAAGGCGTCGATGTGCGGGTCGTGCCGCAGCACTTCCTCGCCGCCCTCGCCGGTGTAGACGGTGATGTGCCAGCCCTCGGCCTTCAGCTGCGGCAGCAGGCCGCTCACCCACAGCGCGTCGCCGTAGCCGCCGGTGCGGACGATGCCGAGGTTCTTCTCGGGCAGCACCGGCGGGCGCTCGTTGATCTCCAGATCCGCGCGCTTGCGGTAGACCTGCAGGAAGCTGTACTCGTATTCGGCCGCGCGGGTCTCGTTGCGCAGCAGGTCCCAGCCGTTGCCGGCCTCCAGCACCTCGCGCATGGCCTCGACGATGTCTTCGGGCGCGAAGTCGTGCTTGTGGTCCGGGTTGGCGCCGGGTTGGCCGATCCGCGGGTAGTGGTCGCGGTGCGGCAGGTACAGCACCAGGTAGCCGCCGGGCTTGACCACGCGCCACCACTCGGCCAGCGCCGCCTTGTAGTCGACGATGTGCTCGAGCAGGTGCGAGCTGTAGACCGTGTCGACGCTCGCGTCGGCGAACGGCAGCCGCTCGCAGGTCGGCACCGTCAGGTCGGGTTTAATTTGCGTGCCGAAAAGCGCGGTGTCCTTGAGGTTGTCGACGCCGACCGCCTTGGCCCACACCTTGCTGTCGCCGCAGCCCAGATCCAGCACCAGGCCGCGCATGTACGGCACGACCTCGAAGCGCACCTTGGCCGATTCATGGCCGACCGGCCCGTTGGGTGACCAGACCATCAGGCCACCCCGCCGCGCCTGGGCTTGGCGGGCGCCTCGTCGGCCGCCGGGGCCGGCGCGGGCGCGGGCGCGGGCGCGTCGATGAACTCGACGTTGCGGTTGCCGCGCAGCAGGTTGGCGGTGTTGCGGTCGACGGCGAGGGTTTCGCCCTCGCCCCACGCCTTGCCGGCGTGCCAGAAGCCGCGCGTGACGCGGCACCATTGCTGTTGCATCTTGAGACTCCCCCCGAGTGAAAAAAAAGGGCGGCCCCGCGAGAGGCCGCCCCAACGAGCGACGGAACAACTCAGGAACGCTTAGCCGGTGAGGCCCGTGCCCAGCGCGAACGCGGCCGGGTAGCGCACGCCGACGTCGACCGTGTACATGGCGCGGACGCCATAGATGCCGGCCTGGAAGTTGGCGTACGGGTTGACCTCGAGCTGCAGCACGCCCCACTCGCCGATGATGAGCTTGCTGAAGTCGCCGAACAGGCACTGGCCGGAGCCGAGCTGCAGCGACGCGAAGCCGCGCAGGCCGGCGACCGTGCCGTCGAGCAGGCCGCCATCCCACAGCGGCGTGTCGGTGTTGGCGAAGCGGCTCTTGCCCATCAGGATGCCCGCGACCGTGGGCGTGGTGACGTAGCCGGCGCTCGGGAAGAGCGCGTTGGTCGCGGCCACCGCCGTCTGGAAGCGGATCAGGTCGCTGTACACGACGTTGGTGCCGGTCGTGGGGTTGGCGGCGCCGATGCCCGACGTGGCGGTGATGCCGGTCGGCTGGCCGGCCGTGCCCGGGCCGGAAAGCGCCGCGGAGTCCACCGCCAGGCCGACGACGGCGGCGAGGTCGGCGTTGATGAACGACTCGACGTCGATGGTGGACTGCTGCAGCAGCTGGCGGCTGTACTCGGTGTACGCGCCGACGTTCTTCGGGCTCATGGTGAGCTGCCCGATGACCTGCTGCGATTCGGTGATCGCCGTCTGTTCGTTGGCGAGCCAGAACGCCGTGCCGGGCGAGGTCTGCCGCGGGATGGCGATGCTGTCGCGCAGGCCGGAGAGCATCGTCGCGCCCATCGACATGACGACGCTGCGGTTGCGCAGCTGCTCGATGAACGAGGTGACGTCGGTCTGCACCATGTTGCCGCCCGCCGTGCCGGTGCCGACCGCGAGGTCGCGCTTGAACGTCTGCACGTCCAGCGGCACGTAGATGCTGCGCTCGTTGTCGACCGGCTTGCCGAGGCGTTGCGCGATGGCCTGCGAGCACTCGGCCTCGAAGCCGGCCTTGGCCCAGCTCTTGTCGCCGACGGCCATGATGGCGCGCGCCAGCGAGAAGCGCTTGACGTCCTTCGGCGACAGGTCGAGGTCGGCCGCCGCGCGCTGCGGGTTGCGCTTGTTGCGCTCGGCGATGACCGCCAGCACGGCGCGCGCGCCGTCGTCGACGGTGAAGCCCTCGTTGTCGATCCAGCCGTTGAGCGTGCCCTCGTCGATCGAGTGCTGCTTGGCCAGGGTCGTGAGCGACTTGATGCGAAGGCGCTCGGTCGCGCCGTTGTCGATCACCTGCACATCCGCGCTTGCGCCCGCGGCGGCTTGAACTTCAGGCATTTTTGCCCTTTCAGAGGATGCCGCGGGTGCGGCGGGTTGAACATCGGCAGCACCCCCCCGGGTGATCTTGACGGGCGTTTCGCCTTCCGCGCTGCGGCCGATGCCGACGGTGGCGTCGGCCGGCACGGTGACGATGGAAACCTCCAGCGGCTCCCAGTCGGTGGCGGTGTAGGTCTCGGACTTCTCGGCGACCGTGAACTCGTGCACGCGGTAGCCGATGGAGACGTTGCGCAGGCCGCCGTCGACCATGCGCTCGACCTCGGCCGCGCGCTCGGTGGCGAATAGCTCGGCGTCGACCATCAGCCGGCCGCCTTCGAGCCGGCCGGCGGTGACCATGCCGATCGGGTCGTCCATGTTGTGGTTGAACAGCAGCGGCACGGCGCCGCGCGCGAAGCGGTCCATCCGCACGGCGCGCGCGCTGTGGTCGAGCACCTCGGTGCCGAAGTAGCGCTCGTAGGGCTCGGCGCTGCTGGCCGGGAACGACAGCGCGGTGCGCTGGTTCTCAACCTTGCGAACCACGATCTGCTCGGTGAGGTCGCGCAGCAGGTGGCCGAGCTTGATCTCGGCGGGCTTGTCAGCCATGGGTGTCACCTCGGACGTGAAACGAGCCGCACGGGCGGCTCGCTGGGGGTGGCGTCGTCTTGCTCGTCATCGTCGTCGGCCTCGGCCGGCGTGCCCGAATCGGGTTGGTTCGTGCCCGCATTGGGCACGGCCGGGGCGGGCGCGGGGGCCTCGCCGCCGGTGTCGGTGGGCACGTCGGCTTCCTCGAAGAGCTCGATCTCGGCCTTCCGCTGCTCGACCACGTCTTCGAGGTCGTCGCCCTGGCCGGTCATCTCGACCACCTTGGCGATCGACATGAAGCCCGCCTTCACCGCCTCCTTGTAGGCGGCGACTTCCTTGGTCGGGTCGACCCAGCTCCAGCCGCGCAGCTTCCAGCGCACGGCCTGGAAGCGCTCGGGGTCGGCCACGTACTCGGGCACGCCGACGGCGGCGACGGCGCGCGCCAGCACGGCGCGCTCGAGCCAGACGCGATGCAGCCGCTCGCGGAAGCTGCGCACCCACCACTGCTGCAGCACGCGCCACAGGTCGCGGTCGTCGAGCAGCGCGAGGCGGCTCGACGAGTAGTTGCTCTGCGAGTAGTCGCGGCTCAGCGACTCGTAGCTCACGCCGATGCCGGCGGCGACTTCGCGCAGCAGGGTGCGCATGAAGGCGTCGAGCGCGGCGTTGGGCCGGTTGGGCGCGTGGAAGTTGAACTTCTCGCCGGGCGCCAGCCGGTCGATGATGCCGGCCTCGATCGCCATCTGCTGCGTGCCGTCGCTGGCGGTCTCGCTGCCGAGCGGGTTGTCCTCGCCGCTTTCGAGCGTCCCGAAGTACATGCTCGACATCTTGGCGGCGGTGAGCTCGGCGTCGCCGTACTCGTCCATGTCGCGCAGCTTGTTGGCGGCGGCGTGCAGCCAGGGCACGCCGCGCGTCTGCGGCCAGCGGTCGGCGAGCTTGAGATGGATGATCTCGGCGGCCGGCACGCGCTCATAGCCGGCGGTGCGGCCGCCGCTGGCGTAGCGGCTGATGTCGCCGGGGTGCTGGTCGCGAATCCAGTAGGCGACGGCGCGGCCGAAGCGGTCGCACTCGACGCCCAGGCGCATCTCGTTGCCGGGCGCGGTGGCGGCGGTGACGGCGCGGTCGTCGGCCAGGCACTCGGGCTCGATCAGCTCGATGGCGAGCGGCACGCGCGACTCGCCGAAGGCGCGCGGGTGCAGCCGCAGCAGGCACTCGCCGGCCTCGAACACCTCGCCCATGGCAGCGCGCTCCAGATCCGCGAAGTGCAGGGCGCCGCCGGTGTGGCAGTTCTCGGCGCGCGACCAGTGCGCGAACTCGCTCTCGATCTGCGCGTTGACGCGGGCCGACGGCTCGCCGCGCGTGGTGAGCACCTGCGCCTGCAGGCCGACGCCGGCGCCGACGACGTTGTTGACGACGATGGCCTTGGCGCGCTTGGCGTGGCCGCTGTCGCGCACGAGCTGGCGCGAGCCGTTGCGCAGCAGTTCGAGCGAGTGCTTGAGCTCGGCATCGGCGCTGCTGGTGGGGCGCAGCCAGCCGGCGGTGAGCCGCCCGGCGCGGCCGGCTTTGTACGAGCGCACGGCGGGCTTCTCGCGCCGCGGGGCGATCCACTCCCCCAGGCGCTGACGGAATGCGTCGAACATGTCAGGCCCTCAGGTAGATGCGGCCGGTCAGGCCCTTGTTTTTCTGCACGCGCGCGGCGTAGTAGCGCCGCAGCTCGAGCAGCTCGGACACCGCCATGCGCTCGAGCGAGCGGCCGGCGATGCTGTAGGACTTCTGGTCGACGGTGGCGCGGTTGGCGAGCACGGCGTCGATGGCGTCGAGCGCGATCTCCTCCTGCGTGCGCGTGTCGGTGCCCTGCGGCACGGCGGAGGGGTCGGCCTTGACGGTGAGCTGGCCGCCCTCGGCCGGGTCGAGCGTCTGCCGGGCGCCGGCCTTCTCGACCCAGCGGAAGAAGCTGTACGCGCCGGCGGCCCACGTGGCGGTGACGGTGGGCGCGGCCGCGATGACGTAGTCCGCGCCGCTGGCGGTGGCCGTCAGCGTGATGGGCGCCTGCACGGGCGTGGTGAAGCGCGGCACCAGGCGGTACTTGAGCGTCCAGCCGGCGGTGGCCGGGTAGTCGGGCACGACGTCGGTGAAGTCGAGCGTGTCGCCGGCGATCAGGATGTCGTTCACGGCTGGCCCCCGATGCGGCGGCGGCGCGCGCGCGGCGCGACGCCGATGCGCGCGTTGGTGTCG